CGGGCGTAAGCCCGCCTCCGGAGTCCTGGCAAGGCTCCGACGCAAGCCCCACGCGTAGCCCGTAACCGAGAAAAGTCTGGTCACAAGCAGGCGAGAACCTGCGACGGCCTTAGGCAGTCACTCCGTGGCTTCCTAACTCTGTTACGAGTTAGACCGACTAAGTACGATGCTAGGAGTATCCTTACATCGTGCTCGGAAGGTAACCAAGTCTATTACAACCATGCTATCCGTAAGAGGGGTCACGAAGAGGTGGAGTCGGTGCTAACAGTAATGCTAGCGTTCTTCTCCGTCTCTGCTCTGACCTCTCCGAATGGTGAATTCAAGGAAAAGGAAGTTCAAGCGATGAAGAGGATGGTCCACTGGGTTCTCACCACGTGGGCCACGAGGTCCTGGGGAGCTTTAGTCGCAGAGGTCAAGGCGATCTCGCTGTACGCGAGATCGCGCTCCCTCCGCGTGAAGGTAGATCGGTCTTACAGCCGGCTCCTTCGCTCCTTTGGGTTCGGTACCTCTCGAGCTGAACTTGCGCAGGTGGCGACCCTTGGTAGGGCGTTGCCGCCTGCGCTGCCCCGCCAGCGCCAACAGGCACTGAGGGAGCACCGTGCGATTCTGGAATCGGGTGGGAAGGCCCCCGTTACTGACCCCTCTGTACTTCTTGAGATCCGCGAGTTTGCTCGCAGATTCGCCAGGAAGTATCGTCCTAGTGACCCTCTTGCCAGACCCTGGTTGGGACCAGGTGCCTGTCTAGAGGCCTCTAGGGCAGAAGGGGGCCAGCTCGGGGCCCTCGCCAAGTGGGAGGCCGAGTTTGATGCCAGCGGCGGTGCCACCGGGGACTGTGTCCGTAAGGACTATAGTATCCTCAGTGACATCGAACGCGTCACTCTCTTTGGCCCCCCACCTGACGAGGTTGCCCGCGTTGTCGCGGATTCCCTCTACAGGGACGCCGAGAAGCTTGCCACGCTCTCGTCCTTCCCTGTTGGGGTCCCGTTCCAATGCAGGCGGGTGGTGGTTGCCGAGCCTGGTTGTAAGGCCAGGGTTGTCACCTGCCACCCCATCCGTGAGACTGCGCTTGCGCAGTATCTCCGGATGAAAGCCTACGGTTCCTTACATCGCTACCCACCGACCGCTGCGGTCCTCCGCGGCGATTTCGTGGGTTCCTTGAGGGAGGTGTTTGAGGGTGCGGTGGTCAAGGAGGTCTGCTCTGCAGATCTCACTAATGCCACTGATTACCTCCATCAGGATGCTGCCATCGCGATGTGCGAGACGGTATTCAAGGTCTGGGGCTTACCACCCTCGATCCTTGAACGAATCCCACAGATCCTCGGCGCCCATGATTTCGACGGCTGGTCGAATCATCGGGGCATCCTCATGGGGGGAGCACTCTCATGGTTCGTATTGTGCTTGCTGAATTCATTCTGTGCCTCTGTTTCTGAGGTAAAGAATTCATTCAGAGTCTGCGGTGATGACCTGATCGCCAACTTCTCGAAGTCCGAGTTTGAGGCATATGTGGCCCGTTGTGATTCCGTGGGTTTCCGCGTGAATCGCTCCAAGTCATTTATGTCCAAGGACTCCGGTGTCTTCGCTGAGCGGGCTTTCAGGCTCCTCTCCCGCAGGGAGGAACGCAATACGGATTTCCCACCTCTCGACAGTCCTTTTGAGAAAACTTCATGTCTAGTCGCTAAGGAGGTTCAGGTCTTCCCGGTTGTACCGGCGAAGATTTTCCGCCTTAGCCCTAGTAGGGTACTTCGCTGGGACAATATTGGCCCGTCTTTGACGGCTGCCATGTCCGGCGTCCCGCCTAAGGATTCCCTTCAGGTGTGCAGACGCATGCGCAGGCTAGTCGGAATGATCCGACCAAAGCTTGCCCAGTCCTTATATAAGGCTGGTATTGACGCTGCCGCCCCGAGGGTCCTTGGCGGTGGCGAGCTCCCTTGGCTCACCCGTTACACGGGCAAGACGAGGAGGCTCGCAAGTATCCTTGCATCGAAGGTCCTCCCTTTGGTTGCCATGAAGGAGGGCAACGGTGAGTTACTCCTAAGTTCCGATCTGGCTGGTGCATACAATCCTGTCGAGATCGCCGAGGGCTCAGAGCTAATACGCTCCTGCGCACTCGGTGACATCCCGGCATCTCGTATCATCTACAGACCGGAGGGACTCCTTCCTGATGACGTTGTCATCGGGAATTGGGCTGAGATCGTTCGTGACGCTGAGTCACTTCACGGCCGTCAGCTGAGAGAGTGGGGGGTGGTTCCCCCCGCCGTCTCGTCCCAGAGAGCGCTCACTATTGCCCGGGTCGCCCGTGATTACAAGCGGCGTGCCGCCGCTGTAATCGCGGCCTACCCCCATGGGCCTGTCACTCACCATCTGGAAGAGAGTTTGAAGAAACGGTTCCGACTGGAACACGTCTTCGCTCTCCCTTTCAGGGATAACATGGTTGTAACCCATGATGCAGGGCGCAGATCTGAGCGCACGGTCCCTTGCGGGGCCGACGTCCAGTGTAATAGGCGATTTTACCGTCGTCTATTACCTGCGTTCTTTTCCCAGCTTCATGGGGTTGGAATATCTCAGGCCTGAGGGCAGGCCTGCCAGGAGTCTCGGAAACGAGATCCCCAGTGGAGTCCGTAAGGACG